TGCCGCTCTGCCTGCAGCTTTGGCCAACCATCAAACAGCCCCCGCCGGGATCGGCGGGGCGTGCCGCCATCACCAGCACGCTCGACAACATGCCGGCCGCTGACCGCCATATCTGCGATCTGCTGCTCGACCGAATGGAGCGGGTCATCCAGTTCGAGGATGCCTGGTTCCCGTTCTACCAGGGCGAGCTGGACACCATCACCCCACCGAAGAAGGCAAAGCGGGTGCTACCTGCTGGCCAGACGGCAAAGCAGGTATGGAAGGACACTCGGGCGAGACAGGGGGCATATGCCAAAGGGGGATGCCGATGAAAAAGACGAAGGATGCGAAGGCCAGAAAGGAGGCCCAGCGCAAACGCCAAGCCGCGCTTGGCATCAAGCGGGTGGAGGTGGCGCTCTCCACCCGCGAGCGCGAGCAGCTGGAAACCCTTCGCCGGGCCAGAGCCGGATCCGGTGAACCATACAGCGCCGACGAGTACATCAGCACCCTGCTGCGCCGTGACTGGGAACGCTGGCAGAAGCAACAGGAGGAGCAGGCAGCACAAGCCTGCCAGCACTGCGGCAACCCGCTCCCGGGCGGCTGCGCTGGCACCTTCAAAGGTGAGGCGGCCTGCTGGCAAACCCAAGGCGATAAGACACTGGCCCTGTAAGACAATGTAAAACTGCAAAACGTGTCCGGTCACGAAACCGAAATCGTGACCGGACACAACTGCTTAAAGCCGTATTTTGCTCCCCTCAAATGTGGAGGCAGCAAAAGTGAAAGGATCTGACGGAAAATGAAGGATCGAAAAAAGGATCTGACAGGGTATGCGCGGCCAGCGCTGGCGCGGGGAGCAGCCGGCCGCCAGCAGTCTTTCACCCGAATGGAAATCGACACAGGAAGCGGGCAGGCGAGGCGGGGTCCTGACTGCGCGCCAGCGCTGCGCAGGGGGTCGCAACAGGCCGCCATGGCTCGCCGGTGAACGCAGGGAGAGCCTGACGGATTTGGGCGCGGTGCTGAGTTGGTTTGAAGGGCGATCGCGTAGCGGGCCGCTGGCGAGCCTATGTGGGGGGATGGTCCAGGTGAACCAGAGGGCGGCAGACCTATGCCCTGTGCCGGCAAAAGAAAACCCCGCCAGGTGGCGGGGTGTCGGGATGCGATCGGAAGGTCAGCGCAGCAGGTCGCCTTGGCTGGCCTGCTCGATGCCGGCGGCCAGCTTGTAGGGGTTGAACCGGATCACCTCCTCCCCTGCCCAGTCATTGAGCGCCAGCAGGCTGGCCTTGATGCTGTCGATCTCGTTGATGTCGAACACCTGGGCGGCCTTGGTCACATCACCGAACCCGCCGGTGCTGTTCGGCATAACCCCCATCAGCTGGGGAGGTACCCGATGGGTAGCCAACTGGTCATCCCGGCTCACGTTCTTGATGCTCAGAAAGTCATCCTTGGCCGCCACCTCGGCCACCGGGATCAGCTGCACCCCGTCTTTCTTGCCGCCCGGGGTGTAGAGCAAGAGGTTGCGGAAGTTGCCGGGACCCTTGCTCTGGCGCAGGGCTTCACGAAGCTTGGCGATGTCACCCTCGTTTTGCACCGCATCGGTGATGTGCATGATGAACCCGGCGTGGGATCCATTCTCGTAATAGCGGCGGCGGAACAGGGTAGCCGACTCGTTGAGCAGGGTGGAGTTAAGCCCGCCCACGTAGTCGGGGATGCCGTAAATCTCCTGGTTGATGTCGCTCTCCATCACATGGCCCACCCGCCCGGCCGGCAGCGCCTGCTCTTGCCCTGGCTGGGCAATCCACCAATAGGTGTCCAAGTCCAAAGCGCGCCGGGTGTACTTGGCCCGCAGGTGATCATAACGCAGCACCCCGCCGAGCCGGTTCTGCACCGCCTGCAGATAGCCGTTGCCGAAGATCAGATAGTCCAGCGCCAGCCCGGTGAAGGCGGCCAGACTCAGTTTCGAATGCGGGATGAAACAGGAGCGCAGAATATTGCGCTTCACCTGGATGGCAGAGGCATGGTGTACCCCGGCCCGGTAGACCCGCGACAAGCCATTGAGCGAGAGCGGCGGTTCATACCAGCGCCCATTGTGCATGGCCTCCAGGTAGTCGAACACCTCTCGCTGACTGAGCACGGGCACCGGCTCGCCGAAGGTGAACGCCTCAATGGTCTGGCTGGTTGCGGCTTGGGTCGCCGTCACCGGCGAGGTATGGCGCTGCGGGCGGCGCTTTTTCATGCGAAAATCTCCATCATGCTGGTATTGGCACCGGTGGCACCTGCCAGCGGTTCGTGTAACAGGGCCTGCATCGTTGCCCAGGCAATATCGGCGTGGCTGGTTTCCTCTGACCGGCTGGCCTCAAAGGTAGGCATCTTGCCGGCCGTTACCCCACGGCGGATGCTCATAAAGGCCTGCGCGAGGTCAGTCCAACCGCTGTCGAACTCCAGCCGCCCCTTATCGATCACATCCATCGCCTTCATGACCATGCGGATCTTGACGCTCGGGTTGTATTGAATCTCGGTGACGGCGGGATAGAACTGGCGCACCAACTGCAGCACCCCCTCCCCGATCCCGGTCGAATCGATCCCGATGTAGCCCACGTTGTAGCGCAGGGTCATCTGGCGGATTGCCTCGGCCTGGGCCGCAAAGTCCATCCCGCTCCAGCGGTGGCGCTCGAGCACGCGAAACTTGCCGCCGGGTACCGCCGGCGGGGCCAGCACGGCGCACCCGGCGCTGTCGCCCTGGCCACCCTTGGCCGGGTCATAGCCGATCCACACCGGCCGGCTGCCCAGCGGGCGCAGTGCAAAGGGCTTGTAGTCATCCCACAGCTCCCAGCTGTCGACCATGCAGCGCTGCAGGCTGGCGAGTGGGAACACACTGGCCGTGTCATCCATGAACTCGCACATCAGCAGGTTGCGGTATTCATCATCGGAATACTCGCCGCGCAGCTGGTCCAGGTCGAACAGGTCACAACCACCGCGCACCGCGTCCTCAACCGTGACAATTTGCCGCCACTGACCATCGGCGCACAGCTTGCCGCCGGCCAGATTGGCGTGGCTCAGGTCAATCTCGACCCGGTCGGCCTTCGCCTTGCCGCGGTTAAAGTTGGCCCCAGACCAGAACGCATAGGCGGGATGGGAAAGGCTGGACGGGGTGGAAATGTAGGTCTGGCGCCACTTCTTGTGCATCGCCATACCGGAGGCCACCTTGCGGAACTCCAGAAAGCCATGGATCCAGAAGTACTCATCCATGTAGATGTTGCCGTGGTAGCTCTGGGCGGTGCGGGCGTTGGTACCGAGGAAGTAGAGGTGCGCCCCGTTCGGTAGCACCATGGGGTCGCCTTTCAGCTCAACCCCTTCGTCCTTGGCAAACTGGATGATGTACTGCTTGAACACGTGGGCCTGCGCCTTGCTGGCAGACAAGAAAATCTGATTGCGCCCGGTCACCAGGGCGTCGATGAACGCCTCGAAACCGAAATAATACGTCGCACCGATCTGGCGCGATTTGAGCAGGTCGCGGATCCGGTGCCACTTCCCGGCCTCATGCCACACCCGCTGATAACCAAACATGGTCGACTCGAAACGCTCGATCAGGCGGGCTTGCTGCTCAGGCTCCACCACATTGCGCTCGGGCGCCTTCTTCGGCCCCTTGTTGCGGTTCGCCACCTTCGGGTTGAGGTCGGCCTCGTTGCCGCCGTTGCTATACCTGTTGACCCTGGCGATCCGCTCTAACTGGCGGCCCAGCAAGTCAATCTCCTTGAAGTCGCCGCCGGTCTTCACCTCCTTGGCGATCAGCTGACACATCCGCGATTCAATGGCGAAGTCGACCCGGTCAATGGGTTTGATGTCATCCCAGCCGTCCCGCTTCTTCCAGGTCGAGACAGTCCCCTCTGGCACAGCCAGCAATTCAGCGATGGCGCGCAGCGGGTAGCCCTGGAAGAACAGGTGCATGGCCTGCCGTCTGGGTTCGATATGGGGGAAAAGTAAGGGTGCTGTAGTCATGGCGCCAGTCTACCCAGCCAGACCAACCACCAACGCCCCACCGCCATTGTGTAGCGCTCTTACACAATGGCGGCAGATTGCACGATCCCGCCGCTCAACCAGACCATAACCGCGACATCACCACCCAATCACCAAAGGGATCCCAGCTCATGCATAAGTCCAAATTTTTCCGCGTCGCCGTCGAGGGGGGCACGACAGACGGGCGCACCATCACCCGCGAGTGGATTGAACAGATGGCCAAGCGCTACAACCAGTCCACCTACGGCGCGCGGGTCAATATGGAGCACATCCGGGGCTATGACCCGAACGGTCAGTTCAAGATGTACGGCGACATCACCGCAGCCAAGACAGAAGAGGTCGACATGGAAGGTGAAAAGCGCCTGGCCCTGTTCGTCCAGATCGACCCGACCACCGAGCTGGTCGAGCTGAACAAGAAGCGCCAGAAGGTCTACACCTCCGTCGAAATCCACCCCAACCTGAACGAAAAGGGTGCCTACCTGATGGGGCTGGCCGTCACCGACAGCCCGGCCAGCCTCGGTACCGAAATGCTGCAGTTCTGCAGCAAGGCATCCGTCAACCCGCTGGCAGAGCGCAAGCAGTACAAGGAGTGCCTGTTCACCGAAGCGCTGGAAACCGTCATCGAATTCGAAGACGAAGGCGACAAGGGCCCCGGCCTGCTGGAGCGGGTTACCGCGCTGTTCTCCACCCACAAGAAGCAATCCACCGCCGATTTCAGCGACGTGCACCAGGCCGTCGAAACTGTGGCAAAAGAGGTCACCAGCCTCGATGCCTGCATGCAGAAGAAGTTCACCGAGCAGGCCAAGGCCATCACCGAGCTGACCAGCAAGCTGGAAACCACCACCAAGGCGCTGACCGACCTCACCGCCGACCTGGAAGGCCAGGAAGAGCTCAGCCACAAGCGCGATCCCGCCACCGGTGGCGATGGCACCACCACCGTATCCACCGATTGCTAAGGAGCATCATCAATGCGTAACGAAACCCGCGTGAAGTTCAAACAGTTCACCCAGAAAATCTGTGAGCTGAACAACGTTGAAAATGCCGGTGAGAAATTCACCGTCGCCCCTTCTGTAGAACAGACCCTGGAAACCCGCATCCAGGAATCCAGCGCATTCCTGACCATGATCAACGTGGTAGGCGTACCGGAGCAGGAAGGCGAGAAACTGGGCCTGGGCATCAACACCACCATCGCCGGTACCACCGACACCACCAAGGAAGATCGCCAAGCGGTAGACCCGTCTGACCTGACCGGCAACCGCTACCGCTGCGAACAGACCAACTTCGATACTGCCTTGCGTTACACCAAGATCGATGCGTGGGCCAAGTTCAAAGACTTTCAGACCCGCCTGCGCGACGCCATCCTGCAACGTCAGGCACTCGACCGCATCATGATCGGTTTTAACGGCATCCAGCGCGCCGCCAAATCCAACCGGGTCACCAATCCGCTGTTGCAAGACGTCAACAAGGGCTGGCTGCAAAAAATCCGTGAAGACAAGCCGGAGAACGTGCTGGACGAAGTCAAAGCGGGATCCAATGTCATCAAGGTCGGTGCTGGTGTAACGCTGGCTGACGGTTATAACAACCTCGATGCGCTGGTGATGGATTTGACCGAGCTGCTGGGCCCGACCTACCGCGACAATACCGAACTGGTAGCAATCGTCGGCCGCAAACTGCTGCACGACAAATACTTCCCAATGGTAAACAAAGACCAGGTGCCGAGCGAGAAGATGGCCGCCGATGTCATCATCAGCCAAAAGCGCATGGGCGGATTACCTGCCGTGCGCGTGCCGAGCTTCCCGGACAACGCCATTATGGTCACCCGTCTGGATAACCTGTCCATCTACTGGCAGGAAGGCTCCCGCCGCCGCACCATCCTCGACAACGCCAAGCGCGACCAGATCGAGAACTACGAGTCAGTGAACGAGGCTTATGTGGTCGAAGACTATGAAGGTGCCGCGCTGGCCGAACACATCGAGATGGTTGAACCGGCACCGGCGGCGTAAGGGGGGCTGATGACAAGCCCAGCACTGCGCAACAAGCAACGCAAATTGGCCGCCCTGCAAGGGGCGGCCAATCCCCAGTTCGACCAACAACGCGCCAACGCCTACGAGCTCCAGCTGATGCAGCTGGCCGAACACCGCCGCACCCTCAAAGGCATCCAGAGCATCGAGCGCAAGATCGACGCCAAGCGCCCCATGCTGGCCGTCTATCAGCCGTGGATTGACGGCGTGCTGTCTGCCGACCGGGGAGGACAAGATGACGTCCTGGTCACCGTCATGCTGTGGACCCTCGACACCGGCGATCTCGAAGGGGCCATCCACATGGCCTCCTACGTGATCCGCCATGGCCTCAGCACCCCCGATCGCTACGAGCGCACCGCCGCCACCATGATCGCCGAAGAGGTCGCCGACACCGCCATCAAGCAGCAAGAAGCCGGCGCGGGCCCCTCCCTGCCCCTGCTCAATCGCTATCTGGCCCTATTGGCCGACTGCGACATCTTCGACCAGGTGCGCGCCAAGCTGCACAAGGCGGTGGGCCGTGCCTGCCTCGCCGATGGGCTCAAACAGCAGGCCGCCGAGCACTACCGCCGCGCCATCGAGCTGCATGACAAGGTAGGCATCAAAAAAGAGCTCGAAGTGCTCGAGCGTGAACTGAAAAAAGAACAGCAGCCCGACGCCACCGGCGGCGGCAGCTAACCGAGCGAACCCCGCACCCTGGGCGGCTCGGGCCTGACGAATGCGTTTCGCATACCAGACGGCCCGACCACCGCCCAACAAACGGGCTACCACCAGAACCAGGAGCACCATGAGCACCGGATTAATCGCCACCGCACCGACCGCACCGGATGAAGGGCAAGTCACCAGCGATCCGTTCTGGCCGGACATATCACTGGACGACCTGCGTGACACCGTCCGGCTCGATGGCACCGTCACCACGGCCCGCCTCAAGCATGCCGTGATCGACGCCGTCACCAGCGTCAACCGCGATCTGGCCCAGTGGCGCACCGCTCGCCAAGCAGAAGGCCACGCCACCCTGGCCGCCGTGCCGGGCGAACTCATCAACAACGAATCGGCGCACCTGCACAGCTACCGGCGCGCCGTCTACGCCATGACCCGCGCCAACCTGCTCGAGCGTTACACCGACTACAGCGCCACCGGTGATGGCGTCAAAGGGGCAGACGCCAAAGTGGTCAGCTCAGATGACCTCTACCGCGATGCCCGCTTTGCCATTCGCGACATCATCGGCACCACCCACATCACGGTGGAGCTCATCTGATGCAACTGCGCAGCCAGCAGGGGGACACCCTCGATCTCATCCTGTTCCGGCATTACGGCTACACCGCAGGCATCACCGAGCAGGTGCTCGAACTCAACCCCGGTTTGGCCGAGCTCGGCCCCATCCTCCCGACCGGAACCCTCATCACAATGCCAGCGGCCCCCACCCAGGCCGAGCAGCCGCTGATCCAGCTATGGGACTGACCATGAGCCGCCTCGACGACGAACTCGAACGACTGGCCGACATCAGCGAGCAGCAACTCGCTGCCCGCATCCACGCCGCCCGCATCAGTGGCACCGGCCCGCACTACTGCATCGACTGCGAAGACCCCATCCCGCAGGCGCGCCGCGAAGCACAGCGGGGCTGCGAACGCTGCGCCGAGTGCCAGACCATCTACGAATTCCAAACCGCTCGCCACTACGGCAGCAAACGATAACAACAGGAGAGCACGATGCCAGAACCGATTTCATCCAGTGCAGCAACCAGCACCCTCACCGGTCTGGCGCTGCTGTCCCTCTTCCCGGGCGTAGACCCCGGCGTCCTGCTCGGTGCATTCGCCGGGGCGCTGGTGTTCATCGCCACCACCGCCGAGCTCGGCAACCTGCGCAAGGCGGGCCTGTTCGTTGCAGCCTTCGTGGCGGGCGCGCTGGCGGCGCCGCTGGTTGCCGCCATGCTGGCCAGCGTGCTGCCGCTCAGTGTCGAAGTACCCAGGGCCGTCGGCGCCATGCTGGCCTCGGCGCTGGCCGTCCACCTGCTGCAGTGGATCCTGCGCAAAACGCCGGAAGACCTGCTCAAACTCCGCAAAGGGGGCTGACATGCTGACCATCCTCTACGCCATGATCTGCACAGCGATCGCCATGCGCATCGCCACCTTCAACCGCAACGGGGGCGACTATCGCCCCCTGCCGGCCCTGCTGGCATGGGTCATCACCGTCGCCGCCGGGTCAGTACCGCTGCGCGTCCTGCTCGGGGTCATGCCTGCGCCAGACCCGGCCGCGGTGCTGCTGGCCGCCGTGCTGCTCACCGCCCTGATCGGCTCTCGCGGATCCGTCATGCGCCTGCTGCCGCGCCGTCGCCAGCAACCGACCACCGCCAGCCACCTGAACGGGAGGTTTCAACCATGAGCCTGAAAAAAGGGGATACCGGCGCCGCCGTCGCCGATCTGCAGCGCCGCCTGACCAAAGCAGGCTATCCGGTGGAGCCTGACGGCTGGTTTGGCGATGCAACCGAGCTTGCCCTGCTCGCCTTCCAGCAGGACTACATGATCACCGCCATCGGTCAGGCAGGCCCCCGCACCATGGCCGCCCTGCTCGGCAGCGAGCGCGGAAACCAGCTGACCATCAACCACATGCAGAGCGGGGCTGACCTGCTGGGCCTGCCAATCGCCACCATGGCCACCGTTGCCCAGGTCGAGAGCATTGGTGAAGGCTTCACCCAAGACCAGCGCCCGGTGGTGCTGTTCGAGCGGCATGTGTTCTACAAGCAGCTCACCAAGCACCTGGGCAAGGCCACCGCCGACCAGATGGCCGCCAGTTATCCCAACCTGGTCAACCCCAAGCGCGGCGGCTATGCCGGCGGCTCGGCAGAGTGGGAACGGCTGCAGTTGGCCATCAGCCTGCACCAGGATGCCGCCATCGAGTCGGCCAGTTGGGGCATGTTCCAGATCATGGGCTACCACTGGCAGACACTGGGCTTTACCTCGGCCAGCGACTGGCAGACCGCCATGCAGCGCAGCGAGGTCGATCACCTCACCGCCCTGTGCCGCTTTATCCAGCAAGATCCCGCCATGCACAAGGCCATGCAGGGTTGCAAGTGGGCCGACTTCGCCCGCCGCTACAACGGGCCGGCCTACAAGGACAACGACTACGACACCAAGCTGGCCAAGGCATACGACCACTTTGCCAAGGTATATCCATGCAATGAAACAGTGAGTAAGTGAGGGATCAAATGATTGAACTTGCGAAGAAAGTAGAAATTAGCGCCATGGATACACAGTTTTCGCTTACCAAAGATGAGCAGGCTGTGTTTCTAAAACTCCTGAACAAAATTGATGACCACAGAAAACTGATGGGGCGCCCTTCGATTGCGGTGGCGGATCAGGAGGTGGCGGATGTGGCTTAACCTGCTGCGCTCCCCCCTCACCTGGCTGCTGCTGGCCTTGGCCATCGCCTTGGCCGGCTGGGGCTGGTCGGCCACCTCGGCAGCGACCGCCAGGGGCCAGGTCGATACCCTGCAAAGCGACATCAAGGCCGCCAACGACAAGGCCAAAGAGGCCGAGCAGCGGGAAAGGCTCAAGGACGGGGCCATCGACCACCTCACCGGCGAACTGGACGCCCAGGCAACCGCCGCCGCCACGCTGCAGCGCCAGCTTGGCGATCTAACCATCACGGCCGCCACCCGGGCCGACACCATCAAGAGGCTCAAACGTGAAAATGCCGAACTCAAGGAGTGGGCTGATCGCCCTCTGCCTGATCCTGTTGTCAGGCTGCTCAAGCGCCCCGCCATCACCGGCGCCGCAGATTATCAGGCTCACCTGTCAGGGCCTGACCCCCTGCCAGCTGCCGCCGGCCAGCCCGGCCAATAACGGCGATCTGCTCGACCAGCTGACCCAGACCGAGGCCGCTTGGGCCAGTTGCGCCGCCCAGGTCGATAGCCTCATCACCTGCCAGCAACGGCACCAGAACGGGAGGGAGCATGGAAAAGCCAAAACAGATCCGTGAGGTGTTGCAGCAGTGCATCCCGCTGCTGCGCCAGAACCCGGATCACATGATGATATTCGTCGACAAGGGCAAGCTGGTTGCCACCGGCGCCGCCAGCCTGTCGTTTGAATACCAGTACGAACTGACCATCATCGTGGCCGACTTTGCCCAGAACGTGAACACCGTCATGGTGCCGCTGCTGGCATGGATCAGGCAGTACCAGCCAGAACTGATGATGAACAGCGACAAGCGTGAAAACGCCATGCGGTTCGAAGTCGAGATCCAGAACAACGAAACCTGCGACATCGAAATAAAACTGCCGCTGACCGAGCGGGTCAAGGTTTGGAAGGATGAGCAGGGCCTGCACTACGAACACCTGCCGGAGCCGCCAGAAGACCCCTACGACGGCATCACCTGGGAACTGTTCATCAACGGGGAATATCAGCCATGGCAGCCGACATCGACCGTCTAAACGACTTCTCCGCCAGGGTAGAGCTGATCCGGGCCAACCTGTCGCAACGGGAGCTGGCCAAGTTTGCTGACCAGATGGCCAAAGAGATGCGCGAAAGCAACGCCAAGCGCATCAAAGACAACGTCACCCCGGAAGGGGACAAGATGGACCCGCGCAAGCCGCAGCGCGGCAACCGAGAGATAAAGTTCATCTACACCACCAGTGACAAAGAAGTGCGCCACCTGAAAAGCTGGCGCGGAACCCGCAGCTACATCATCGGTTTCGACATCATGCGGGGCGGCATCCGCACCTTCAAACGATCCCGCATCAAGCGCTTCATCAAGGTCGATGCCAGCAAGGGCGACACCATCAACAAAAGCCGGCTCAAGCGCAAGATGTTCTCCCGCCTCATCAAATCGACCTGGCTCAAGGCCAAGGGCTACAGCGACAGGGCCGAAGTCACGTTCGCCAGCACCGCCGAGAAAATCGCCCATATCCACCACTACGGCCTGAAAGACAAAGGCAGCAAGGGGCAAGACATCCAGTACCCGGCCCGCCGCCTGCTGGGCATGGACGCCAACGACATCGACAGAGTGGAAGATCAACTGCTGGCCCAACTCACTAAAGGGTTATAACCGCCGCCATTGTGTAAGCGCGCTACACAATGGCCGCGCCTCGCCTTCCCAGCCATTGCCCAAAACAATGGCCCCATGCCACTGACCCTGATCGAACTCCAACGCCAGCTCGACAACCTGATCCGCATCGGCACCGTCACCGCCGTGCGCTCAGGGGAATGTCGCGTCAAAACCGGCGACCTCATCACCAACTGGCGGCCCTACCTCACAGAGCGGGCCGGGAATAACCGCACCCGCCATCGCCTCTCCATCGGCGAACAGGTCATGTTGTTGTCAGTCAGTGGCGATCTGCGCAATGCGTATATCCTCGGCACCCTCAACGCCACCGCCTTCGATGAGCCACTGAGCGAGGATGACAACCCCGACCTCGATCGCACCGAATACAGCGACGGTGCAATCATCGAATACAACCCGGCTACCGGTGCGCTCAATGCCACCGGCATCAAGTCCGCCAACATCGAAGCCAGCGTCACCGTCAAGCTGACCACTCCCTTGGTGGAATGTACCCAAGCGCTCAAGGTCGGCTCGACTATCACGGCGGGGAGCACCATCTCCGCCGGCAGCAAGATAACCGCCCCCACCGCCAAGATTGGCGGCATCGAGGTCACCACCCACAAACACGGCGGTGTCAGCACTGGCAGCGGCCAGACAGGGGGTCCCGCATGAACTGGCTCGGTATGAACGCCACCAATGGCCGCGCTATCAGCGCCACCGACCACATCGTGCAGTCGGTGCGCGACATCCTCATCACCCCGGTGGGTTCGCGCGTCATGCGCCGCAACTATGGCAGCGAGCTGTTTTACCTCATCGACCAGCCCCAGCATCAGGCCACCCGCCTGCGCCTGATGGCCGCCACCGTGCAGGCCCTCATCAATTGGGAGCCGCGTATCACCATCACCCGGGTCGATGTGCAGGGCGGTGGCATGGATGGTGCCCTCACCGTCGAGCTCACCTGGCAGCGCAAAGATGGCGGTATTTCTGAATCAGCCAGCATCCCACTCACCAAGGGCACCCCATCATGACCATCAACATGTCAGCCCTGCCGGCGCCGCAAGCGGTGGAAGAACTCGACTTCGAAACCATCTTTGCCGAGCAAAAAGCGTGGGTGATCAACCAGTGGCCGCACCTCGCACCGGCTCTCGAACTCGAATCAGAGCCAATGACCGTGCTACTGCAGGCATGGTCATATCGCGAACTGGTCTGGCGCGCCCGCCTCAACGACGCCCTGAAAGCCAGCATGCTGGCATGGGCGCAAGGTGACGATCTCCTTAACCTCGCCGCCTTCTTCGGTCTCGAAAAGGCAGAAGGGGAAACCGACGACCAGTTGCGCTCCCGTTGCACCCTATCGCTGCGAGCCATGTCCACCGCAGGGCCGGAGGATTCATACCGCTATCACGCCATCGCCACCGAGCCGGCGGCCATCAAAGACGCCGACGCCCACAATGGCGGTGCGGGTGTTGTGACGGTCGCCGTGCTGGCCCGTGCCGGTAATGGCACCCCATCGGCAGCGCTGTTGGCCAAAGTGCGAGCAAGACTCAACCACAAAACCATCCGCCCGCTAACCGACACGGTCAGCGTTATACCGGCGCACATTGTGCCAGTGGTTATCGACTATCAAATCATCCTGCCGGGTCTACCTGACGACGAACACAGCCTAAACGTCGCCCGCCAGCGGCTGGCAGACTACTGCGCGACCACCAATATCATTGGCGGCACCATCACCCTCGCAGACATCTACGCCAGCCTGAAAAACGCCGGGATCAGCAACGTCATCCTGCGCAGCCCAACCGCCGACATCACCACCGACCGCGAATCGGCCCCCTATGTCAGCAGCATCCGCGAAGAGGTGGCCTATGCCTAACTTACTGCCACCCTCTGCGACCGAACTATCGCGCACCCTAGACCAACTGGCAGAGCGGAGGCTGGATCAGCCGCTGCCGCACCGCCATAGCTGGAACCCGTGGCGCTGCCGTGCCGATCTGCTCGGCCCGCTGGCCTGGGGATTGGGGGTCGACAACTGGGATAACCTGATGACCGAGCAGGCGCGCCGCCTCGCCTGCGCCGATGCCATCCATATCCATCGCCTGCGCGGTACCGTTGACAGCGTCGAGCGCGCCATTCGCGCCGCTGGTTATGAAAATATCGAGCTCGAAGAGGGGCTGCCGCCGATCACGCACAACGGCCAGCAGCTACGCAACGGCCACGAACTCTATGGCTCTGGCGGCCGCTGGGCCATGTACCGTGCCAACGTCAACATCGGCGACCACGGCACCATCAGCGCCGACGGTAACCGTCGCCTGCGCCGCATCCTGGAAAAAACGGCCCCTGCACGCTGCCAACTGGTCGGCCTGCGCTTTAGCGATGACACCAGCGATCGTATCACCACCGTGGAACGGGTCACCGAACAAGCCGCCATCACCAGCGGTGAGGCGCTGCCGTGGGGTCGCCGCCGTGACGGAGCCATCAACCGCGATCAAGCCATCATCTTGCACCATCAGGGTTCTATCGCCCGCGCTGGCGCCCAACGCCGCAATGGTGGCCTCATCACCGGTGAAACCCGCACCAACCAGTGGGATGCCCTGAACCTGATCATGGGCGTCAGCCATCACGATACCTGCCGCGTCTCCCCGTTGCGCACCGGAGCCCATCACCGCTTCGGCCTGTATCGTGGAGCTGGGAACCAGGTGGCTGCTGATGGCCTGCTGGCACTCACCGTTACTCGCACCCTACGCCGTAATGGCAGGGCGCACCACCGCTGTACCACCCACAGCGGCCAACTGCTGCGCGCTGGCGCTCATCGTCATCACCCAGGCATCACCCGCAGCGGCCCATCCATCACCACCGAGGTCACGCCATGAATATCGCCGAACAGATCGCCCTGCGTGGTGAGCTGTCCATCACCCTGCACCGTGCCGGGCAGCCGCCGCAAACCATCACCGAGCACAACATGATCATGACTGCCGCCAAAAGCGCGCTGGCGCGCCTGATTGCGGGCCAGGGCGGAGGTAAAAACATCAACCGCATTGCCTTTGGTACCAATGGCGTGGGCCCAACGCCAACCGACCAAACCATCAGCGGTGCATACATCAAATCTGTCTCCGCCATCACCTTTCCGGCCGAGGGGCAAGTGCGCTTCGCCTTCACCCTGAGCGAGAGCGAAGCCAACGGCCTCAACATCCGAGAACTCGGGCTGCAATGCGCGGACGAAACCCTATTCGCCCGCAAAGTGCGCGGGCTGATTGAAAAAACCAGTGATCTATCCATCACCGGGTCGTGGACCATCATTTTTTAAGGAGCCACCATGGCAAATCTGCAAGAGAGCGAAGCGTGGGTAGATGGCATCTACCAACTCGAAACCACCGACCCTGTGATGGGCGGCCCTGACGGCGTAGACAACATCCAGGCCAAACAACTGGGCAGCCGCACCAAGTTTCTGAAAAAGAACCAAGATTCCCTGGTCAAACGCGTCGATGATTTGGAGAAGACCACCGATCAGGAGCTGATGGCCGCCATTGGGCAAGAGATTGTGAGCTCCATGGAAAAATCTGCACTTGCCTTCTCGGAAATTGAGAAAACCAAGCGGTTTCGCAACCAGACCGGTCAGGTTCGCTTCGTCAACCGTGGTACCCGCCGTGGCTGCACCGTCACCAAATCGACCACCGCCACCCGCAACCTCACCTTTGAAGAAGGTGAACTGTTCGCCAACGGCCGGGTTTACTTCCTGCCACAGCGTATCAACAGTGCCGCCGTGCCCAGCAACAACACCGCCGCGCCAGCCACTTGCGTTGCCTTTGCCCGTGTCACCGCCACCGGCATTGAGCTGGATGTGTCCAACCTCGGCAGCGATGCCCCGGCAGACGCCATCCCGCTTTACCGCATCAGCGTACCAGCGGGCAACAACTCGGGAAGTGATCCGTACCTAACCAACGTCACCATCACCGACGTGCGCCGTATCGAACCGGATTACCCGCTGATGCTGGCAAGCCCACCCGCCGCGCTAGTGCTCTGGCCATTCCCATTCCCGGTCGGGGATCTGGGTTGGCAACTCGCCATCGACATAGTCAGCAGCTCAGGCGATGCAGCTACACACCATGTCCTAGTCAGCGAACGGGCCAGCAATGGCGCCCGCCTGGCGCTGGCCCACTACGCCGACGATGTCATCGTCAAATACAGCCTCACTAATAACGGAGTATGACCATGCAAATTATTCTGCTGGGCTCTGGCCCGCACCACGACATCGCCGTAAGCGGTAACCTCATCACAATCGGCGGTATGACGGTCGACTGTCAGGCTGAGCAACACCAGGAACAAACCACCATCAGCCTCTATCAGACTGACAACGGCATCAGCACATCAGGCCCGGGCGCCTTCGTGGCAACCGTGGTGATCCCGCCGCAACAGTGGCCAGCCACCATCGAGCAACAGAGCGAAGATCAGCCAGCCGCTACCATGCCACTGCCACTCAACCCTGACACAGTCACCCTGACCCTTTGGCCAAAGTAAGGAGCCTCCCATGATTTTTGTAAAAGACAGCCTACGTGCCGCAGTTGAAGCCGCCTCAGGTGGCAGCGTCACCGTGCTTTACACCGCAAAGGGCCAACCGACCTACATGCATGTCATTCCGCGTTTCAACCTGCAGGATATAGACCCTGCGCTGGGCACTGGAACTCACCCAGCCTTCATAGTTAACGGTGTAGAGAAATCCGAACTGTTCATAGGCCAATATGCGGGTTGTCTGCGCGACGGCGAACTGCTGTCGCTACCGGGCGTTGATTGCGTCACCAACATCGACTTTGGCCAGTCACTGGCGTATGCCTCAGGCAACGGCCAGGGACACCACCTGATGACCCATGCCGAGCAGGCAGCCATCAATCTATGGTGCTTGAAGAATGGCTTCATGCCACGCGGCAACACAGCTTTTGGTCGTAGCTCGGACGCCACCTTCGAAACAGGTCGTCGAATCGACAAGCGCGCACCAGGCGACACGGCTGGCTCCCCACGAATCCTGACAGGATCAGGCCCAGTTAGCTGGCGTCACAACAACAACCCAAACGGCATCGCCGATCTCTGTGGCAATACTTGGGAATGGCGTGGGGGTCTACGCCTGATGGATGGTGAAATTCAGGTGCTGGCAAACAATAACGCGGCAGACAGCAGCAAGAGTCAGGCGAAAAACTCTGCAGAATGGCGGGCCATCGCATCCGCAACAGGAGAACTCGTGGCACCTGGCAGCGCTGGGACAATTAAATATGATGCAAGCGCAGCTGGAGCCACCACCAAACACGGCTCTCCGGTATTGTCAGATGTGGTGACCAATCGCAATGGCACTGCAGGTAGTGACGAAAACTCACCAGGCTTCACTGCTGATGCTTTCGAAAACATCGCATCAAAAGCAGGCTTGGTCGTGCCAGTCATTGCTAGGAAACTCTCACTATTCCCAATAGTCTCCAACCTGGGCGGCGACCTGATGTCAGTACGTAACTATGGCGAACGCCTAGCCCTATCAGGAGGGCCATGGGCGAATAGTTCGGAGTGCGGTGTTTTCTCTGTCGCATTAAACTTGGCCAGAACGTATCAAGGGCCCAACGTAGGAGCGCGCCCTGCCTTTGTATTGTAACAATTCGATCACCACCACCCCGCCCAGTGCGGGGTGTGTCGTAACTGCCGCCAGTCGCCACCTTGTCACCGCCTGACCATTGTGTAGCGCCGCCACACAATGGCAGCAGCTCGCCCACCATCCACTGCCCCTGCATCCTGACCATGCTCGCATTTCCTTGCAAAAGCTCCGTCCGGACAACAGGAGAACCTATGGCACTGGACCAATTTCACCACGGCGTGCGCGTCGTGGAAGTCAACGAGGGCACCCGCACCATCCGCACCGTCGCCACGGCGGTGATCGGCCTGGTCTGCACCGGCTCCGATGCGGATGCCGCCTACTTCCCGCTCGATAAACCGGTGCTGATCGCCAACCTGCCGGCGGCCATCGCCAAGGCCGGCACCAAGGGAAACCTCAAGCGCTCGCTGCAAACCATCTATGACACCGTCAACACCATCGTCATCGCCGTGCGCGTGGCGGATGGCGCAGACGCGGCCGCCCTGACCAGCAACATCATCGGCACCATCAAGCCCGATGGCAGCTACACCGGCCTCAAGGCGCTGGAGCGGGCCGCCCCGATGACCGGCGTCAAGCCTCGCATCCTCTGCGTGCCGGACAACTGCACCTTGCCGGTGGCAACCGCACTGGCAGGCATGGCCAAGAAGATGCGCGCCTTTGCCTACGTGCCGACCGTGGCCGCTACCGTCGCCGCAGCCTTGGCTTACCGCGCCAACTTCTCCAGCCGTGAGCTGATGCTGATCCATGGTGACTGGACCGCCTGGGACGTTGCCGCCAATGCCAGCATCAAGCTGGATGCCTGCCTCAAGGCCGCCGCCATGCGCGCGCTCATCGACAAAGAGATCGGCTGGCACAAGACCCTGTCCAACGTCGGCGTGACCGGGGTGGATGGCATGACCAAGGCCCTGTTCTGGGATCTGCAAGACCCCGACACCGAAGTCGGTCAGCTCAACGCCAAAGAAATCACCGCCCTGATCCGGCCGTCTGGGTTCCTTTACTGGGGCAACCGCACCTGTTCAGATGACCCGCTGTTCCTCTTCGAGAACTACACCCGCACCGCCCAGATCCTGGCAGACACCATGGCCGAGGCGCACATGTGGGCCAACGACAAGCCCATGACCCCCACCCTGGTGAAAGACATCATCGAGGGCATCAAGGCCAAGGGCCGCGAACTGGTGGCAGGCGGTTACCTGCTCGGCTTTGACTGCTGGTACAACGAAGAGCTCAACGACAAAGACACCCTCAAGGCCGGCAAGCTGCGCATCGATTACAACTACACCCCGGTACCGCCGCTCGAAGACCTAGGCCTCATCCAGCGCATCACCGACCACTACCTCATCGACTTCGGCGCCCGCGTCGCGGCCGCCGCATAAGGAGCCACCATGGCACTGCCACGCAAACTCAAGCACCTCAACCTGTTTCTCGATGGCAACAACTGGATCGGCGTCGCCGAAGACTACACCCCGGCCAAGCTGAGCCAGAAGCTCGAAGCCTACCGGGGCGGCGGCATGATGGGCGCCGTCAACATCCACATGGGGCTGGAAGATGGCGCTCTCGACACCTCCTTCACCTTCGGCGGCCTTGAAGCCGATCTGGTCAAGCGCATGGGCACACCGAAGATTGACGGCGTCGCCCTGCGATTTGCTGGTTCATTCCAGCGCGACGACACCGGTGAAGTGGTTGCCGTCGAAATCGTCCAGCGCGGCCGTTTCAAAGAAAACGACCGCGGCACCTTCAAGTCAGGTGATAACTCCCAGAGCAAGATCGCCATGGTCAACACCTACTACAAAGAGACCATGAACGGCGTCGACCTGTTCGAAATCGACCTGATCAACATGATCTGGATTGTCGACGGCGTCGACCTGATGGCCGAACACCGCAAAGCCATCGGCCTCTAACCTACCCAACAACCAAACGGGCGGCCCACAGCCGCCCTCACCACATCACCAGGAACCGACACCATGGAAAACAAAACCGTTACCCTCGACCAAGCCATCCAGCGCGGCGACACCACCATCACCGACGTGCAACTGCGCAAGCCCAAGTCGGGCGAAATGCGCGGCCTCAACATGGCCGACGTCCTGCAGATGGACGTCAACGCCCTCACCAAACTGCTGCCACGCATCACCACCCCCATCCTGACCGAAGCCGAGATCGGCAACATGGACCCGGCTGACCTGCTGCAGCTGGGCAGTGAGGTGGCCGGTTTTTTGATGCCGAAGAAAATGGGTTACCTGGCTGCGTAGATGACCTGATGGCCGAGATTGCCATCATCGCCCACTGGCCGCCGTCCGAGATGGCGGCCATGGAAATCAGCGAGCTGATGGGCTGGCACCAACGCCTCGTTGAGACTCACAACCGCATCAACGGGGCAGAAGAACAATGAACCCTCTCAAACTCCAAATCCTGCTCGGGGCGGTTGACAAGATAACCGCCCCACTCAAAGCAGCCAGCGGCCAGAGCCGCATGACAGCTCAAGACCTGCTCGCCACCAAAAAGCGCATCAAAGAACTCGAAACACAAAGCGGCCAGATTGAAGGCTATCGCACCCTGGGCCGCCAGATTGGCGCCACCCGCGCCCAGCTCACAGCAGCCCAGCGCGACGCCAAACAGATGGCCCAACAGCTCGCCCAGGTCGAACAGCCCACCAAGGCCATGACCCGTGCCATGGAGCAGGCCAAACAGAAGGTGCGCGACCTCTCCCAGCAAGAGCGTGAAATGGTTGCCCGCCACGGTAGCTTGAAACGGGCCATGAACGAAGCCGGCATCAACACCAGGCAACTCGGCGAGCACCAGCGCCGCCTCAAGACTGATCTGGCCGCCGCCAACGGTCAGCTTGACCAACAGCGCGCCAAGCTGGGCCAACTGGCTGACCAGCAAAAGCGCCTCAACCAGGTCAAGGCCAGCTACCGGCAGACCCAGGAGCTACGCGGCCAGATTGCCGGCCACGGCGCTACCGCCATCGCCGCCGGTACCGCCATCGGCATGCCGGTTTACAGCGCCATCAAGGAATACTCCAGCTTTGAAGACGCCATGAAGGGGGTGGCAAAACAGGTCGATGGCGCCAGGGATGACTCTGGCAAGCTGACCCAGGTCTACTTCGACATGGCCAAACAGATTCAAGCCATTTCAGAAGAGATCCCCCAACTCAACGGCGCGATCGACATCGCAGCACTGGTTGAAGGCGCCGCCCGCATGGGGGTGCAAGGTCAAGAGAACCTGCTCAAGTTCGCCAGAACATCCGCCAAGGCGGCAACCGCCTTTGAGCTGCCGGCCGGCCAGCTCGCCGAAGACATGGGCAAAATCGCCAACCTATACAAAATCCCCATCGGCAACATCGAAGAGCTCGGCGACGCCATCAACTACCTCGACGACAATGCCCAATCCAAGGGCGCCGACATCATCGACGTGCTGCAACGCCTGGGCGGGGTAGCCGACAAACTCGACTTCCGCAAAGCCGCCGCGCTGGGTTCTACCTTCCTCAGCCTGGGGGCTGCGCCGGAGATCGCCGCCAGTGCCTCCAACGCCATGGTGCGCGAACTCTCCATCGCGACCATGCAGAGCAAGCGCTTCCAGGCTGGGATGAAAGCGATCGGCATGCAGTCAACCGCAGTAGAAAAGGCCATGGCCACCGACGCCATGGGCACCATCACCAAGGTGCTGGAGAAGATTAAAAAGCTGAACGTCGAAGACCAGCTCAGGGTCACCACCCAGATATTCGGCAAGGAATACGGCAAAGACGCTGCCAAGCTCTCCAATAACCTGGATGAACTCTACCGACAGTTGAAACTGGTGAACGCCGAGAAGTCGAAGGGGTCGATGCAGCGAGAGTCAGACATCGACAAAGACTCGCTCTCATCGCAGTGGCTGATCCTGCAGGCCGGGATAAAGAACGTGAAGGCAGACCTTGGCGAGCTGCTGCGCGGCTCCCTGATGGACATCATCAAATTCACCAAAGAGATCGTCGCCGGCACACGCAACTGGGTTGAAGAAAACCCCAAGCTCGCCAACACCCTGGTCAGGATTGCGGCCGTGACATCCATCATCGCCATTGCACTGGGCGGGCTGTCGTTGACAGTTGCCGCTCTGCTAGGCCCCCTGGCCATCATGAAACTCATTTTTGGAGTGTTGGGTATAAAGGGCACGGTATTGGGCACAGTGCTTAAATGGCTGCTGGCTCCGTTCAGGCTATTGCTTGGTGTCGTTCGCTTGTTGACTGGTGCGTTTATCAGAATGGGCATCGCGCTGCTCACCAACCCCATCACCTGGATCATCGGGCTAGTCGCCGCCCTCGCCTATGGTGCATACCTGCTCTACACGAATTGGGATGGGGTATCAGCATGGTTCACCGAACTCTGGGCCAAGTGCAAGGGCCCCGCGCTGGCTTGGTGGGAGCTGGTCAAAGAGCTGGCCAGCTGGACGCCCATCGGCTTGTTCATGACCTCATGGGACAAGGTATGGCTCTTCTTCGACACTCTGCCAGATGGCGCAGTCAATAAGGGCAAAGCCATCGTGCAGGGACTGATCGACGGCATCACTGCCAAGTGGAAGACCCTGATGGAGAAAATAAAAGCTTTCACCCAGTACCTGCCGGACTGGTTCACTGGCGGTGACGTCACCATCGGGCAGGACAAGTCGACCGGGCCGGGTTACCTGACGGGTAACCTACCACAGCCGGCACTGGCTGGCGCCAGCGGCTACGGCCCCCGCATTGTACCAACACCGGCACCCAAACCTGTCGCGGCCAGAGGTGGAAACACCACTACCACCCACCAATGGACCATCGTGCAGCAACCGGGGGAAACACCTGATGATCTCGTTCGCAAGATTGACCAACGGATAGAACAGCGTGAACGGCAGGCCGCCGCCCGCGGCCGCGCCACGCTGGGCGATCGCAACTAAGGAGCAACCACCATGATGATGACCCTGGGCTGGTTCGTGTTTATGCGCTCGACCGTTGCCCCACAATCCCAGCAAGACGAATGGGCATGGCGCCACCCTGGCAATAACCGGGTCGGTGCCCGCCCGGCTTACCAATTCCTCGGCCCTGACGATGAAACCAGCACCCTGAGCGGAGTGCTCTACCCAGAGTTGACCGGCGGGCCTGTGTCTCTCGACATGCTGCGCCAGATGGGTGACAGCGGCGAAGCCTTCCCCCTGATCCAGGGCGATGGCGTGATGCGTGGCTCGTTCGTCATAGAGGGCATCAGCACAACCCGCACCGAGTTTTTCAGCGATGGCGCCGCCCGCAAGATAGAGTTCAGCATCAAGCTCAAGCGGGTCGACGACAACGACAGCACGCTCGGCAACACCTTGCTGGGGCGCACCGCCGGCAACCTGCTAGGCCGCTTGGGGGTGGGCAAACTCATGGGTAGCATCGGCGGCAAGCTGGGGGGGATCCTCTGATGGGGGCGCTAGACCAGTTCGGCAGCCGCCTGGCCGAGAATCTCGGCATCACCAGCTCGCTCGATGCCCTGCGCCAAGGCCATCCGGTGCCGGCCTACCAGGTGCTGGTCGATGGCAAAGACATTTCGGCCGCCATCCGCCCGCGCCTGATGTCGATGACCATCACCGACAACCGGGGTTTCACTGCCGATACCATCGAGATCACCCTCGATGACAGCGACGGTAAGCTCGACATGCCGCGCCGGGGTGCCACTCTGCGCGCCCTCATCGGCTGGCAAGGCAGCGCCCTGGTCGACAAGGGCACCTACAAGATCGACGCAGTGGAGCACAACGGGGCCCCGGACGTGCTCACCATCCGGGGTTCGTCGGCAGACCTGCGCGGGGGTATGAACAAACTGCGCGAGCGCAGCTGGCACCAATCCACCGTTGGCAGCATCGTCGAGCAAGTGGCCGCCACCTACCAGCTCACCCCCTGCGTGGGTGACTCGCTCAAGGGGCAGCTGATCGACCACATCGACCAGACCAACGAAAGCGATCTGGCCTTTCTCACCCGCCTGGCTGGCCAGTGCGATGCCATCTCTACCGTCAAATCTGGCCGCTTGATGTTCATCAAGGCAGGTCAGGGCACCACCGCAAAGGGCCAGCCACTGCCGGCCATCACCATCACCCGCCAAGATGGCGATCAGCACCGCTTCTCAGTGGCAGACCGCGACGCCTACACCGGTGTGACGGCCTACTGGCAAGACAACAAGGCCGCAGAGAAAAAGAAAGTCGAGGTGAAGCGCAAGAGAAAGACCAAGCCGAAACCAGAGCGGCCATTACCGCCGGGCGTCGTGGTCAACAAGACAGAGAACGAGCTGCTGGTAGGCAGCAGCGAGAACGTCAAGGAGCTACGCCACGTCTACGCCAACCAGGCCAACGCCATGCGGGCGGCCAGAGCAGAGTGGGAGCGGATCCAGCGCGGGGTGGCCGAGTTCGACATCACCCTGGCCAGGGGCAGGCCAGAGCTCTACCCGGAACAACCCACCACCGTCAGGGGGTTCAAGCCACAGATAGACGAGGCCGACTGGCTGCTCACCCAGGTGGTGCACGACCTCACCAACCAGGGTTACACCAACCGCCTACAGCTCGAAGTGAAACTCGACGAGCTACCGGAATAAATGCCTAATGTGAAAATGGCCCCACAATGTGGGGCCATTTTCTGTCTGCCTGACTACGCACTGAAACATGGCCAGGGAAAAGCACCGCATGAAATGCGCAATCAAGCAGAACGGCATCATACAAGAAGGTACATTCAGCACCAAAAACAAGAAGGTGGTCAATATAGCCGGAAGTTCTGCCGCCATTTTGCCGCCACTTGGCGGCAGAAAAACAAAAGGCCATCCGTTAGGATGACCTTAAGTCATTGAATTCTAATGGTGCCCGGGGTCGGACTCGAACCGACACGGTTATTCACCGGCGGATTTTGAA